GTTGGGAAACTGGAGCAGGTGCCGACATCGGACCTGATCCCATACGCACGCAACGCACGCACGCACAGCGACGCGCAGGTGGCACAGATTGCAGGCAGCATTCAGGAGTTCGGCTTTTGCAATCCGGTTCTGATCGACAAGGCGAACGGCATCATTGCCGGGCATGGCCGGGTGAGGGCCGCAGACCGGCTGAAGCTCCAGACGGTCCCGTGTATCCGTCTGGACCATCTGACGGACGCGCAGAAGCGGGCGTACATCCTGGCAGACAACCGGATTGCCCTGAGCAGCGGTTGGGATGAGGCGATGTTGGCGAATGAACTGCAGGACCTGCACGCAGACGAGATTGATTTGGGGCTGACGGGGTTTGATGTGGAGGAGTTGGGGAAGTTGTTGGGGTTGGAAGCGAGCGAAAAAGCTGGCGAACCGGACAGCGGAGATGGCAGCAACTGCACGAAATGCCCCAATTGCGGGCACGAAATTACGGGGTGACACCATGACCGAAACCACACTCCTGACTGATCCGGCACACACCCGCGGGGATCTGCGGCAGATGGAATCCGCAATCCGCAAGGGCTGGCAGATTCCGGACTCGCTGTTTGAGCGGGCTGGAATCGTAATCGGGCAGATATTGGCGACCGGAACCAACCGCGAAAAGAACGCAGCGGCAAGGGTGCTGTTGGCAATGAACGCCCAGAACAATCCGACGCCGGTTGTCGTGGCACACCAGCACCTGCACGTTGCAGCACAGGCACCACTGGAGACGGATCTTGAGCAGAAACGACGCGACCTATCTGGCCGAATTGCTCGCCTCAGCTGAGACGCCGGAGGACTTGGCGGCAGTCGAACAACTGCTGGCGGAGCAGGAAGCACGAACGGCAGCGGTCGGCAAATGGCGGGCGCGTACGCTGGCAGAAGTCGCGCAGTTTTTCGGGCTGGCGGTGCAGACGGTCAAGCAATGGCGAACGGAATCGCCACCCATGCCCGGGGGTGACGGCGGATATGATCTGAGCGAGGTTGTGCGGTGGCGTTTGGCAAAGCTGCAGAACAGCGGGGCAATGGACGCGAAGCGGCAGGCAGAGGTTGAGGCAATCAAACTGGTGAACGAACGCCGAACGATGGAGAACGCACAGAAGCGGGGGCTGTTGATCGAGCGGGAGGAGGTCGAGCGGGATATGTCGCTGTTGTGGTCACGATTGGCAGCACGATTGCAGGGGATCGGCGAGCGAGTTGCAGGGCTTGTCCCGCAGGAAATCAAGGCCACGACGAAGGAAAGGGTGGAGCAAGAGATCCGGGTGATTCAAAAGGAGTTTACGGACGGTCTGGGGGACCTGATTGATGGGTAGATTGTGCGTGGAAGTCTGCCGAGAAATGATGCGACCGCGGGTGATTGAGTCCGCGGCAGACTGGCTGCGCACGTCCTTCTACGACATTCAGGGCCGGGCCTTCGACGAGTCGATGGTGCCGTGGGTGACAGCCCCACAGGGGCCGTGTTGGGCATACGATCAGGTGCAGTTTCGGGCGATCTGGTTGCAGTGGGCAGCCCGTATGTTCAAAACAAATTTTGGGTTGGCAATGCTGATGCGCGGCATGGACCTGCGACCCGAAGAAACCATGTTTGCGACACCGGACGAAACCAATTGTAAGGGCGTATTCGGGCGGTTCTGGCGTATGCTGGAGAACTGCCCGCGGCTGCGGGATCAGGTGCCGATTCAACAGCGACAGAGCAAGACGCGCATTCAGTTGCGGCGGTCAGTGTGTCATGGTGCATGGCCGCGAGGAAAAAGCCGACTGGCGGACAAGTCGATTCGAGTGGGGCACGGTAACGAAATCGACAAATGGGTGCAGGAATCGACCAGCACGGAAGGCGATCCGCTGGAGCGATTCCGCAAACGTGGTGCGGAATTTCCGGACAGAAAGTTTGTGCTCGAATCAACGCCTTCAGTCAAAGGCAAGTCAGCGGTGGAAACGGGGCTGTTGCATTCCACAAATCACCGCTATCACGTGCCCTGCCCGCACTGTCACAGGTTTCAGACGCTGGAATTCGGAGACGGCAAAGCACCGGGCGGGATATTCTTTGACCGTCTGCCGTCTGGACAGTCGGATGCGGATCTCGCACGCAAGACTGCCCACTATGTCTGCCGGTGGTGTGAGGGCCGCATTGATGACATGCAAAGGCCGTGGATGATGATGCGTGGCGTTTGGGTCCCGGCAGGTTGTGAGGTCGACCATGAGCGAGCAATGGACGCACGCAATTTGCCCCACGATGATGCGTCGTGGTTGCGTGGTGAGCCGCTGCGGTGGGGATCTGATTACGGGTGCCAGATCAGCGTTTTTTACGCGCTGTTCCACGGTTGGGGGCAAATTGCTGCGGATTTCGTTCAAAAGTGCAAAAACCCGACCAAATTGAGGCAGTGGGTGAACGAAGATAAGGGCGAAACATGGGAGGCACGACGCACAAAAACGACGCCGGAACGGATCGGCCAGCGGCTGAAAACTGAGATTCCCCGCGGTGTTGTCCCGGATTGGGGCCGATTGGTGACGGTCACGATTGACCAACAGGCCGCGGAGGGCGGATTTCGGCTGTATGTGGTGCTGGCACATGGCAACGACTGGCGGGCGCACGTGGTCGACTACGGGCTGACGCAGACTCTTGAGGAAGTCTGGCAACAAGCCGTCACCCGGACGTACCAACACGCAGACGGCGGCAATGACATCACGGTTCACGCAGTCGCGGCGGACTCAGGCTGGGCGACGAAACAAACCTACGACTGGTGCAACCTTCATGCCGGGGCTGTGCCGTGCAAGGGTGCGAACCATGATCTCGGAGGCAAGCCGCACAAGTTGAATGCGGTTGAAACTGGCGATCATGCGGGGCAAATGCTGCTGACGGTGGCAACGGATTACTGGGAAACGGACCTGCAGGCACGACTGGACGACCGCGAGCCGGGCACCGCAGAGGCATTGACGCTGTGCGCGGGGGCTGACAGGGACATGGAATTTCTTGAGCAGCTTTGCAACGCCACGATCAGCGATCGAGTGGACAACCGGGGCAACGCAAAATTGTTGTGGGTGAAGCGAGATGAAGGCGTTCCGAATGACTTTCGCGACGCGCTGCGGTATGGTTTGGCGTTGGCATTGTGTTATGCCGAGGAACACGGCGGTTTTCCGGGGCGGAGTGAAGTCAAAACGAAACGGGCGGTGTTGAATGCAGGCGAGAGACGACCGGACGGCAGGAGTTGGAATGAGTAAGCACCGCAAATCACAACAGCCTTCGCCAAAGCCGCGGCAGGAGCCAGCAGCACCCGTTGAGCGAGAGATCGAGGCATATCGACGCTGTCCAGTGTGCTGGAACGGTCGCGGCGGGTATGGTGTCGCCTATTCGACGCAGGGCAGCGTCAGGTACTACAAGTGCTGCAAGTCACGGAACGCTGACGGGCTGGGGCCGTGCGGACATACGTGGTCTGTTCGTGTTGTGTTGTCGTCGGTGGTGGTCGAGTCGCGGCAGATATTTCTGGACGGCCAGCGGTAATTGGTAGTGTTGGTAGTGCGGTGGTGGTGCAAAATGCCGGACACTGCACACCATGACGGACGCCAACGATTTACTGGCCGCCACCAACGCGGCGATCCTGAACTGCCTGACCGCACAGAGCTATTCTGTCGCCGGTCGCGCTAAGGCCATGGCGCAGCTGAAGGACCTTCAGGCATTCCGTCAGCAGTTGATGGACGAGATCAGCAACGGCAGCACCAGTTCCGGCGGGATGGCCACGCTCCTGAGTATGCAGGAGGCCACGATATGAACGCACTGGATCGGCTGATTTCGTATCTGTCGCCTTCGCTCGCACTTCAGCGGATGGCTGCGCGTGCATCGCTCCAGCAGATTGCACAACTGACCGGCACGCCACGCGGTCCCTATGCAGCGGCAAACGTGACGCGATTGAATGCGTTGGCGCAGCCTGTGACGAAAGAGAATCAAGTTTCCGGCAGCCGGGTTGATTCGCTGCGGTCACAGTCGTGGGATCTGTTTCGCGACAATCCATCAGCCCGCAAGATTGTGCGAACGATCGTGTCAAAAGTGGTCGGCGCGCGGGGCATGATGCCGGAGTCGCTGGCGATGAACGCCGACGGCACGCCGAACGTGGCGTTCCGAGAGAAGGCGCAGGAACTGTGGCAGCGGATTCAGAGCGGGTTTGATTCCAGAGGATTGCCCGGACGCGGCGGTTCAACGTTCGCACAGCTTCAGAAATTAGCACTTCGGGCAACAATTCTCAGCGGCGATACGCTCTATCGGTTGGTCCCAATTGACGAGGCCAAACGCCGACGGCATGACCTGCCGATTCCAATGACGCTGCAAATGATTGACGCCTGCAGATTGGCCGACGAGTCCGAGATTGTCCGCACTGACATCCCGGAAGGCCACAGCATTTATCGCGGGATTGAGCTGAACGCCGACGGTGAACGTGTGGCGTATCATGTCCGCATTCAACCGGCATGGGCGTCTGCAAATCAGGTGGGCAACGTTCGACGGTTCACCGTGGATCAGATCGGGCATTTGTTTTGCGAGGAGGACATCGACCAACTGCGAGGTATTCCGTGGTTTGCTGCCGCGTTGGTCAAGACACGCAACACTGAGGATTTGGACTACAACGTTCTGAAGGCAACGGCGATGGCCGCGTGCATCGTGGGGACGTACAGCAAGCCGACTGGAGCCGCACGGGTTGGGCTGGCTGCTGGCGTTACTCCGGTTACATCGTCGATTGACGGGTCAGACCTGACTGACGCAGACGGAAACACGGTCACGAAGATTCAGCCGGGTATGATGCTGAATGTCGGGAAGGACGGCAAGTTTGAACTGTTGTCACCCAGTCAGCCAAACATGAACCCCGAAGGATTCGTGCAGCACCTGCAGAGGCAAACAGCCAGCGCATTCCCCGGTGTGAAGTCCTCCACACTGACCGGCGACTACCGCAACAGCTCGTTCAGCTCCGAGCGATCGGCTGACAACGACGCATGGCCGGAATTGCA